ATTTGCAAGACCGGCTTCTACCAAATCTGTTATTACTTGACTTGTCGCAAAACTGACAGAGATACTTTGTTGGCCGCCCGAGGAGTCCGAAACAATGGCACTACAGATAAAGGGATAAAACGTATGCTGATCGACTGTTTGCGACGGCCAATAATTTTGATATTGCTCAACTATAGTCGAATAATCTGACTGCCTAAAAGTAATAAATGCAGCAATGCCAATCGTCATCGTGCCACCCCAATTTGCCTACGCACTGTCGGGTTGCTCTGTAGTTGGCTAAGTGCAAGGTTGGCACCTTCACGAGCGGCTGTCGATGCTGCCTGCTGCAGATCGCTCATTGTGACGTAATTGGTGCCGTCCATTTGTGTAACGGGTCCGGTGGTGATGTTGACCTGAGGCGAAAAACCAGAAGCGGCGCGTTTGGCTGCAGCAGAGTTTTTCAACGCATCCATCTGTCTTTGTTTGGCTGCAGCAGAGTCTGCCATCAGAGCATCCATCCGTTCTTTGCTAAGATCGCTCTGTCGTTGTGTGTAGACATTGCTGCGCAAGACCCAATCAGGGGTCTCGGCTGTGTATGGGATGCCCATTTTTTCAAGCTCTGCAACGTCTTGGTAATATTTTTGTGCTCGCTTTTCGCGTATATACCGCCCTTGTACGTTAAGGGCACTAATGTGTGCCTCGTAGAACTTGCTTATAGGATCGCCAATTGCTTGGAATACATTTGTTCTTGCTTTCTCGATCATTTGCTGTAATGCGATGTTTGAGCTACTTGCTATTTGGGCACCGCCCCCACTGGTTGTAGTACGTGCAAGGTTACTAGAGGCTTGTCCAGCAGCACTAGCGGCTGCCTGCATATTCCTAGCAAACGTGCCAGCTGCAGCGGCTGCTTTTTCAGTTGAAAGTGCCACTAGCGCTTGTGACCTTTCTGCCTTGGCAGACTCAAGGCTTCCTTGTAACACAGCGCGAGCTGCGCGTTCTTGCTGCGTAGCAACCTCTGCAACAGTACCGGCTTGAATCTTCGCTAAATCAACGGCGTCACGAATTGCCTCCAGCGCTCTATAGTGTTCTGCGTTAGCGCTTCCCTGTGCGGCAGCCAGCCGAACGATAGCTTCAACCTCTTTAGCTTTCTGTTCTGCGGTAACAACCGCTAATTGCGCTCGTTCAATTTCTGCAGCAATGTTTGCTTGCGTTGCTTGATACTCAAGCTCGGCTTGCCTAACGGTAAGCTGATAGATCTCGTTGATTAACTTGACGCGATCGTTATTTGTTTTTGCGTTCTCTAGTTGAGTTTGCTTTTGCTCTAAAAGTACTTGAGTAACAGTTTTTTCTGCATCGAGATAAGCTTTTGTTGTTTCAATGCGTTGATCAGCCACTGCTCCTATGATTTTTGCCGACGCATCAGCCGCTTGAGTCGATTCCTGAATCGCTTTTGAAACCTTCTGCTGCTCTTCTTTTAACTGCTTAGTTTTATCTTTTGCGTCGTCAATGATAGGAGGCAAGTTAGAGTATTTCTTGAGCAGATCTGCTAACTGAGCATCCGTCATCTTCGTTTCATCCTTTACCCCTGCCGTTTGCTTGGCGGCTTCATCCATTGCCTTACCAAGAGCATATGATGCAGCCGCAGCACCAGCAATGGCAAGACCTACTTTGATCAAACTCGCCGGATTAACAATGGCTTGTAACGCAGCCGCAGCAACGGCAGCCACTTTTTTGGCAGTAGCAAGCGCATTGGTAGCAGCCGTCCAGGCTTGAGTTGCGATCGTAATCGCCTTCAGAATCCCAACAAATGTGCCGAAAAATGTGGCTGCAACTACAATACCTTTAATGTTTTGCGCAAGAACATCGAAAGCCGAACTCATTTGAGGTAATATCGCCATGGCAATCGTTGTTGCTACACCGAGGAGTTGCTTAAATACTCCATAATTATCAATCACAGCTTTCTCGACTTTGCCAAGTAAATCACCAAAACCTTGAGTGGCTGCTGTAACAACAGGACCGAATAATTCACCAATTACATAAAATAGCCTATCAGCTGCTACCTTTAAGTTGCTCATCGCAACAGCTTGACTCGTCAAGTATTTATTCAAATCGCCTGAACCCTGTGAAGCTTGTGCCAATGCTTGATAAATTAGTTCGCCAGTAAGCTGCCCTTGCTCGGCCATTTGCTTAAACTGACCACGAGCTATGCCTGTGTTTTGCGATATTGCTGTTAATAACTGGGGCATACGTTCTGAAATAGTCACAAACTCATCGCCATTAAGCTTGCCTTTTGCAAGTGCTTGGCTTAATTGAAAGAATGAACCTGCGGCATCTTGCGACGAAACACCAGTTTGTGTCACAATTACATTAAATCCCTGATAAATTTCGCCAATTTCTTTCAATCCATAGCCAACACCACTTAATTTTGAATACACATCGCCAATAGCTTTTGTGGCTTCGGTCTGTGAAATGCCAAACATTTGCACTTGTTTTTCAGCAAGTGCCAATGCAGCGTTATATTCTCCTGTACCAGAAGTAAGATTCTTTAGCTGTTGTTCGGCTTGACTTCTAGAGAAAAAAGTTTCAAGACTGTCTGCAAAGAGCTTGGCAGCCGTATATCCAGCAGTTAATTTTGCCGTTAAACCCACAATGGCGGAACTAACATCTTTGAAACTATTTTTTGTTTTTTCTGCGTTTTGCGGTGTTTTATTTAATTCACCATTAAGTTCTTTCGCAGCATTACGAACGCGATTAAGCTGCTGGATCGCATTGGCGGCATCAACGTTAATCGCAACGTTTGCTACGACTGACATGATGCGTGCCTAACTCAACCCATTCTAAGGCGGCTAGCTTTTTTGTTTGCCTCGTCCATTTCCTGCTGCTCCACTTGATACATCAAGCCCCAGAGCTGCACTTCCTCAAAGGTCATTCGTTCTGACAATTCAAGAAGCGTATAACCTAAATCCCTGGCAAGACGCATCATAAGCCGAAGCAAGTGATCGTCTTTTACCAGCTTGATCAGTTTTTTGCGTCTACGTCCTCTTCACTTGCGTCGTACTGATCGGTGATCACAGCCAGCATCAGGCTTTGAAGGTCAGCGTCACGAACTTCATTTTTCAGCTCTGCGATCTCGCCAGCACGGAACAGCGGACGTCCATTTTCATCAAGTGCTTTACTGACCAGAAGCTGCAATGCAAAAGCAGTTGCCTCATCACTACCGGCGTCCTTTTGCGCACGCTCGCGTTCTGCCATGGTAAGCGGACGACAGTAAAACTCAAAAACCTCGCCATCGCTGAGCGTTACAGCCTTTTTGATCGGCGTGAGGTTGGCAGCTTTCTTTAGCCGATCCAAAGCACGCATAGTCGAAGAAGCGGCAGCCATAAAAATTGCTTGGTTGTTATTACTTTAGACACAAAAAAGCCCTCAGCGCAAGCCAAGGGCAGTGTTGTTATTGGCTGTGATCAAGCGGAAGTGCTGAAATCAAAGCTCGGGACGCCAGCAGGGCGGAAGGTAATTTCAACCATTTGAGCATCGTCGGGATTGATGTTCAAGCTGGCAGTCAGTAGCACAGCATCCATTGAGATGCTACGGCTGAGAGCTTCAGTGCCTTGCTTGTCGGTGTAAAGCTTAAAAGAACAACCGACTTGTTGACGCTGCAGCACATCTTCCACCATCCGATTGGACAGGGCAGAATCTTCATTGGTCACAAAAACTGAAGCGGTGCCGCTGCCATCAGCAAAGCCAGGGATATAAGCACGGAAAGGTGCATACTGCCCAGCGGTTTGACCGATGGTTGTAACGTCAATTTCAGCGCGGCTGATTTCAAAGCTCCAGCTTTGCACCTGACCGACAGCGGCGTAATCGGCGTAAGCAACCTGAAACTCATTAGGCGCTGCAGCGGTGCCATCATCGGTGATGGTAATGCTTGCGCCGCCAGCGGTGGCGGATACTTGCAGCACGCCGGTGGATGCCGTGTAGGCAATGACGTAATAGGTGGTTGCTGCGGTGATACCAGCAGGCAAAGTGCCGGTGCCAGATCCACCAGTTTGACTGTTAACAACACTGAAAACAACTGGATCGCCTACCTTCAAATTGAGGTAAGGCTGCACAGTGATTTCATCATCAGCAACCGTGACATTGGATTCACCGAAAGTACCGGTGGTGCCAGCGGGTTTGTAGTAAAGAGCGCCGGACGTACCGGACAGAACAGTAGCCATTGTCGTGAACGGTAGGTGGCTAGCACCAGTCTAACTTTGTTCATACGCCTCGAAAGTAATCGTGACTTGAGCTTGATTAAAAGATGCAGCAAGGCTACTCCCAGCACTAATGCCAGTTTCATTCAGGGATGCTTCAACGGTTCTTGGGCCATTTGCCGCGTCAAATTTGATATTTGAAATTTGAAGCCGTGAAAACAGATCAATGCAACGCTGAGCAATGGTCAACATCGCACCTGGTCCTTCGGCTTTTGGAGTAAAGATGTTAAGTAGCAGTACGCCAGTTTTCTGATTAAAGCCATCACCCGTGCCACGACCAGAATTTGTAAAAATCGTCAAATAAGTTCCTTCGCCCCATGAAATGCTTACTTGCACCCAACTTGCATTGTTGGGCGGACTAAATGGAACATTTTGATAAGCGACTTGCAAAGCAGGTGCATTTGCAAACTCAGTCGCAATGCGGCTTTCAATCGCAGCTCGGAGTGTATTTAGGCTCATGATGACTTTCCAATCCGAGCTGCTT